CGAGTTTTAAACTCTGTGCGGAAATCAGTGATATATTGTAATATCTCTTCTTTGGAAACGCCAGTTAGTGTTTTAGTCAGTACCTCACTTAAGAAGTCTTGTATAACGACTGGGGTATCTGAACGCTTGAGGTCAAGACCCATGGCTTTGATCTTGCCTGGTTTGCCTTCTGTATCGGAGCGTTTGCCTTCTTTGTCGTAGTAGAGTACTGCGTATCGCTTTTTGGTGATGAACAGTCCTTTGCTTGCAACAATCTCGCGACCTGCTTTGATGACTTCGGCTCTTGTTCGAGGAACGTGAAATGCATCCTGCATGAATTTGACAAATGTGCCATTTACAGTTTCTCCTATGGTATCATAAAGTTCAACTACTGATTCTCTGTTCCAAGGAATCAATCCTTTCTCAATGTCTTTTTTCAGTGTAGCATACGCTGAAAAATAACAAGAGTCTGTGTCACCGTAGATCACTGCTCGACCGACGTGGTCATACTCTCCGGTGATAATTTCGTTAACTTTTGATGCCATGTGTTTGGCAATTTGACGACCAGTTAGTGTGGTTGACTGACCGATTCTATTATCAAAAAATCTACAGCCCGGATTTAAAATCGCACCATATAGACTGTTTAACAGAATCTTCTTGACTAACTGTCGCTTGTCCCAGTATTCTTCTTCAATTTTGTTGCCGGCTTGGATACATTCTCGCAGTTTGGCCTGCATCTCTTTACGTTCTTTGTACCAACGAGCTAACAGTCCTGATATCACACCTTCGTTTTCGTAAGTGAATATAGTACCATTTGCACTCAGTACCCAAGGTTGATTACTCTCAAAAATAAGATCATATACTTGTGCAGCACTTAGATTATCTGATCCACCGCCTTCCCAGTCGATGTTAATCTCACGCCCTACTTCTTTGTTCATCACTGCGGAATATTCAAGACTACCAAAGATGCCTTCCCAAGCTGATGCAAATGACTTTCCTTTGGCCATTTCTGCAGCAACGAAGTCTTTGGTTCCATCTTGACGTAGTTGCCCTACAATAGTTTCAGGACCCATGTTTAAGGCACGAATTGCACTGGGATAGAGACTATTAATGTCAAGAGATCCGATCCATTCATGGATGCCCTTCTTAGGATATGCAACATAAGCACCAGCAGCCTGTGTGTCTCCGTGTTCTTCCATCTTTTTGCGATTAGGAACTATCATACCTCTGCGGTGAGCTTCGTTAATAATAGCTTGTTCAGTTACTGCTACAGCTCCCATGGTGGTCGCTAACAACACTGTGTTTTCGTGTGCAATTGTATTAGCTAAGTCGATAAATTTTAATTTTCTATCAAGTTTCTCAAGAAGCATGCAGTCATTGATGTTGTATTCAATGAATGTTTTGAAGTCATTGTTGTATAATTGATCCAACGTGCCTTCATACTGTGTTTTACGCTCACCTAATTCATATTCGGCAATGGCATCTAATCGATAGGTATGCCGTTCCTCGTATGTGTACTTGCGATACAGCTCAAGACTGTCTATATGCACACGACCGATGAAATCGTATGTAGTAGCAGTTTTACCAAACTTTTCATATTCACGTTTCTTGGGTAAACAATTCCATAGACAAAACCGTCTTGTATCTTCTTTGCTGAGAACTTTAGTAACACGATTAACAGTATATGGAATATCAAAGCCTTCTGAATTCCAACCACTTAGTACATCCGACTCTTGTATTAGATCCAGAAACGTATTCAACATGTCTGCTTCATTATCAAACAACATTGTGTTGGGAAATTCTGCGACTGCTTTAGTTGCTTCTTCCATACTCAGTGTTTTCGGGGGAATTGCCAAACATACCATTGTCTGCATCCATTGTAGATACACAGCAATGGCAGTGATGGGCATGAACGCATCATCGGGAGATGCGTAGCCACGTTCGGGATCAAAGTCTACCTCAATGTCGAAGAATGCTACATTTAGTTTAGGAGCATCTTGATTGAGATAATGATCTTCTAGACATCGATATATGGGATTAATATCCGACTCGTAGAGTCGTTTGTTTGAATGTACGGCAAGTTCTTTGCGATGTTCTTTGACATTCTTTGAACTTACACGACTAAGAGGTTCGCCCTTGATGGATTGGAACTTGCCTTTGGGGTCGTTGTAATAGAATATATGCCTGGCAGCGTAGTCTTTGAAATGTCTCTGCCCTTTGTCATCACGCTCAACGACACGTATCATGTCATCGTCGCGATCGTAGTATGCGTCTACGAAACTCATGTTTTCTCCTATGCAATTTTAGGCTTGCAAATACCAAATGTGCGGTTTATGGCCACGCCTACCATCTGCTTTTATTTAAGTACTTAGCATCCTTACCAGACCTACGCTATCGATAGTGGTCAACAGGATGTAGTTAGCAAGCATACCAAATGATTTCCTAGTATAAGCAGCCCAAGCATATAAAGCACAGCCGAGAATCCAAACAGGATATAACATAAGTAGTGGAGGATTGGGGACTGTGAGCGCCATAGTGATCGAACATCCAATCGATATAGCCCATGCGATAATCTCCACCATAAAACGGAACGGGTTAGATCTCCAATCATCTCGAATCCAATCAAACGTAGGTTTTAATAATTCATTCATTCAGGTAATCGCTTTGTGACTCCGAGAATCATTTCGATTTCGTTCCACTCGGCTTCGTGATCTTTCCAATTGTCTTTGTGTGCAATACGAATTGCTTTGTTAATGATACTGGGTTTGACCTGCAGTTCTTCTGCGACAGCTTTCACAGTTTCTTTTAGGCCTTCTTGTAGATCTTCTACTTCACGAAGAACATTTGATCCTTCGCTGATTAATCTTTCTAATTTGGCTTTTTCTTCAGGCCCGTACATTTTAGTCATGTTGTCTCTCCTATATGACTATTATATAGTCATAAAAAAAGCCAGTCAACCTGTGACTGGCTTGATCTAACCAAACTTATTTTTATTTTTGATCTTCGCTTAGTACATCGTACATTTCAAATACGCCACCGTTGCGCTCATAGACCAAACCTGCGTATAGGTCAGCTTTCATACCTTCGCCAAGTTTGTTCTTGGCCACACGCTCGGCCCAAGTAAACAAAGCTTTGTCTACAGGATCGATCTGTTGTTGACCACCGCTTTCTTGTACCAGTTGTACCATTTGTTTGAAACTTAATTTTGTTTCTACTGATTCTTTAACTGGACGCTTTTTGCCTTTAGGCATCATTGCACTTTCGTTCTTCTTACCGAAGTATTTGGCCTGCTTGTCGCTCATGCCTTTCTTGTCATCTTTCTTGTCATCGCCTTTTTCGCCGGCAGCTTTTTTCATTGGCTCTTTCTTGTCACCGTCTTTGTCGATATCTAGGAAATCTGGCTTAGCACCTTCTTCCATCTTCTTTTTCTTGTCAGCTTTCTTTTTGTCAGCTTCGTCTTTCTTGGCTTCGACCATCTTCATGAACTTAGATTTGAATTCTGGTTCTACACTTTCTTTCTTGGCTTTCTTCTTTGGCTTGTCATCTTCGTCATCACTGTCTACTTCAGCTTTGCTACCGCCATAGTTTTTGCCAGCATGGTGTTTGACACCTGTAGCAGTCTTTTCTATGGTACCGCCTGTGCTACTGGGCTTTTTGTCACCAGTTTTCATTTCTTCTTTGACTTCTTCGTCTTTCTTTTTCTTAGCTTCTGAAACATAAGTTGTTTGTCCAGCTAGAACACGAAGTTGTGCATCTTCGTTGAGTTGCACAGCTCTGTCAATGGTCGGTGCAGCTGGAGTTTTTGGTGGTGCATCCATGCTGTCTAGTTTGCTGATTAGTGATTTGAAGTCCATTTTTATAAGTTCCTTAACTTTTAAAGTCGTATTGTATTTATCTTTTTACCAAAGACCCGCCAGTTAGCAGATTCGTACCTTTGAGATCTAGAGCGTTTTTGGCAGTACCGTCTTTGTTTTTTGCTGTTTTTCCGGGTTTATTTTTGTAAACCGCACCTATGCCCACATTAGCAGCACTGGTAGCACCAGCTGTAGCGGATTCTAGGATTTCTGATATTTTCATAGTGTTATTTATTCTTTTTAGCACGGCCTGCTTTCATGTTTGCTAACCAGTGTGCTAGTTGTCCTTTACGTCCGCCCTGTTTGGCAGTTTTACGCAAGGAACTCACTGACGCCTTAGTGTTGATACCGTGGCGTTTGCTGTCGCCTTTGTCTTGTGGGTTTCGTCCGTCGGCGAAATTTTCATGTTCAATACTTTCACCTCCACCTCCACTGTCGCCACCACTGTCTCCGCTATATCCAGAAAGATATCCGTATCCGCCGTAGGGTCCCGGGCCATATGCAGCCCATCGAGGTCGACGGCGTTTACGTCGTTCTGTTATGAATTCACTAGCCCTCATAGGGGATTCCTCCTAGGCCGCATCCAAAGCGAGCCAATGCATCAATGAAATTATTATACGCCGCTGTAAGGATTTTTTGGAGTGTCATACCCATTGTCCTCCGGATAAACTTCATAAACATCGATACCAGGCACCTTGCCTAAAAACATTTGATCTTTGATTTTATTCAAAGGATCGTTGGGATCTAACACACAGTCGTCCCCGTCTCCGGTATCAACTTTATATGTGACTCTGTATTGTTTCATACTGAGAATGAACTTCCACAACCGCAGGTTGATTGTGCATTAGGATTTTTAATTACAAACTGACTGCCTGTGATATCTTCTTGATAATCAATTTTAGCTCCCTGCAGATACTGCATGCTCATAGCATCGATGACCATATTGTATTCTGTACCGATTGGAAATTCAAAATCATCCTCATTTTTAATTTCGTCGAAGGTAAAGCCATAACTAAATCCTGAACATCCACCGCCTTGCACAAATGTTCTCAACATGAGATTGGGATTGTTTTCTTCTAGGAGGAGATCTACTACTTTGTTTTTTGCTGATTCTGTTATCTCAACCATTTTTCCTAGTTCATTTAGTTCTGACATTTTTAGCTGCTCCTTTGCGATTGGCATCTGGGTCTTCTCTACGTTTGCGAGCAGCAGCAGTGGCACGACCTTTCTTGCCTAGTGCGTGAGCCTTGCTCTGTGGTAGACACTTAGGCTTGCCTTCTTTCTCACTGTCTCTAGCACAGTCGCCACGTATCTTGCCATCTGGTCCAAAGCGGACCCATTTGTCTTTGAACCACTTGCGTAGATTTTCATCTATGGGTTCTATGTCTTCTGATTTTTTACGACCTTGGCAGTGAGCTCGCTGACTAAACCCTTTAGGATTAGAACAGTTTATGGACTTTTTATATTTTTCAGTCCATTTCTCAGTGACAAACTCATGTGCTCTCACTTCTTCTTGCCCTTGCCATAATTGGCAGCACCTGCTTTGCGACACTGTACCAAGCGTCCTGACGCATAGGCACTGGGCCAAACCTTAGACGAAGCTTTGATCTTGTGATAGCAGGCATCTTTTTTGCCTTCTGCAATTTGTTCTTCTGAGACCAT